GTCGCCGTCGGAATGACGGCCGAGGTCATGACGGTGGTGGGCGAGCTGAGGTCGGAGTTGGGCGACACCGCGACGGCCACCTGCAGCGAGGTGCCACCGACGAAGTCGGCCGTGCACTGCACCAGCAGGCCGAGGTCGGTGCGGCCCTTGTCGTCGATGGGCGTGTTGCCGAGGGTGTCGGTCGCCCAGGCGGCGGTCTGGTTGAGCGCCAGGGAAGCCAGGCCCGTGAGGTCGACGACGTTGGTCGAGGCTGCGGCGGTGAGCGCCGCGGTGATGGCGCGCTGGTCTTCGAGGAGGTTCTGCTTGTCGAGTCGCATTGGTTCGGTTCCTTGATGGGAGAGAGGCGAGGCGGGCCGACAGCGCCCGCCTCAGGGCGACTCAGGCGAGGGCGGTCTCGGCGTTGATGAGCGCGTCGCTGCGGTGGATCGGGATGCCCGCGAAGGACATCATGGGCTTGCCGCCGACCATGTCGTACTGCAGGGTCGAGTTGACGATGTTGCCGACCGCCTGCTGGCGCAGAATCGAGCGCACGAAGCGGTTGCAGTAGAAGACCGGCATGCAGTCGTTGAGCGACTGGATCTGCTCGGTCATCTTGATCATCATCTGGATGAGCGTGGTCGCGCCCGAGCCCGCCAGCGTCGAGGTCTTGATGTTGGCGCCGCGCACCAGGTAGCGCGCGTCCTCGACCGCGAAGCCGCACTGCCACGAGAAGTACGTGCGGTACATCGGCAGCTGGTTGGTGGTGCCAGCTTCGGTCTCGAGCTGGATGCCCATGTCGTTGACCTGCAGGCCTGCGACGGTGCCCGGCGGGTAGATGCCGTACACCTTGCGCGGACCCCACCCGACCAGCCAGATCGACGTGATGTCGGAACCGACGACGCCGGTCGCGTGCTGGATGATCTGCGAGCCGTACGGGATGCCCGACAGCGCATCGAGGCGCGGCGAGAGGCCGGTGACGCGCTCGGGGTTGGCCTTCTGCGACGCGTAGAAGAACGCGTCTTCGAGCGAGCGGTTGTACGCCGCCATGAAGGCGAGGTCTTCCGACTGACGGAAGGCGGCCTCGTTGCCGTTGCGCTTGGCCAGCGCCACGTCGACCTTCGACAGGCCGTCGAGGATGCCGGTCGTCTCGGTCACCTGCGCGGTCTTCGACTTACTTGGGACCGTGCCTTCGTTGTACCGGCGCCAGGTCAGCGACGGCAGCGCGGTGCGGGTGGTGATGAGGTGCCCGTCGGGCCCGTTCGCCTCCACCCAGGGCATGTCCTGGAGCAGCGGAGTGTCGATGGTCAGCGCCTCGACGATCTTGGCGATTTTGCCCTTCGGGTCGCTGCGCGTGGCAACGTCCAGAAGCGTGGGAAACTGCTGGTTCTGTACGGCCATGGGTCAGTGCTCCTCGTGAATCAGGTTGGGGTTCGCTTCCCCGACGAGGAGTGGTCCATCGTCGGGTACATGAGCTCGCGCAGGCTCTTCTCGGGCTGCGCGCTGCCGGCGGCCTGAGCCGTGCCGGCGATCGAGTCTTCAGCGAAGGCCTTGCCGATGGCGACGAAGCCGCGCACCAGGTCGGGGTGGTTGCCCAACCCCGCCGCATGGAGCGCCTGCGCCATCTTCGCGCCGCCGAACTTCGCCAGCGCCCGGCGAATGTCCGCCTTGGCCGCTTCGGACTTCTCGCCGCCGATTTCCGGGTCGGCCTGAATCTCGGCGGTCCACTTCGCGTCGCGCTCGGCCTGTGCCTTGGCCTGCGCCTGGCCGCGGGCGGCCTCGAGGGCGACGTAGCGATCGAACAGCTTCTGGGCCTTGGCGCTGTCGAGCCCGAGTTCCTTCGCGTCAGCCTTGAACGCGGCGAGGCCTTCCTCGTCGGGCTTGAATCCCTCGGGCAGCTTCAGCTCGATTTCGGCGGGGGGCTTCGGGGGCTCGACGGCCGCGGGCGCGGCGGGGGCATCAGCCGTCGTCGCCGCCTCACCCAGCAGGCTGGCTGCTTCAGCGGCCGCGGGCGCCACCTTGGCCGCATCAGGCGCGGCAGCAGCGACAACGGCAGCAGGTGCGACTGGAGCCGCGGCAGGCGCGGCAGCGGGAGCGGTGGCTGGGGTCGTCATGCTCTGCAGCGTCAGGCGCTGCCGGGAGCATGGAGCCCCGCGTCACTCCTCATTGCGCGGTGGCTTCGGTGCGTGCGCCTGCTGCAGGTCGACGTTGAGCTGCTCTCGCACCATCGCCACGTAGAGGTCGGTCGTCACTCGCTGGGCCTCGGCCATGAGGGCGAGCCCGACCGAACGCCGACCCTCGTTGAAGGCGGTAGCAAGGGCATCGGCGGCGTACGAGCTCGAGTACAGGCCCGCCTGCACCAGCAGTCGCCACACCAGGCGCCGGCCGTGCGCCGTGCCCATCACCGCGCGGAGGTCGGCGTCGTTCAACTCGAGGCGTTCGTCGTTCGTCATCGGCCGGCCGCCTTGAAGGCTTCAGCCAGACTGCGGTTGCTGGCGGCGAGGTCGCTCCCCGCGGGCTCGGTCGGCTCAGGCTTCGCGCGCTCGATGCCGAACGTCGCGTTGCCCACGCTGCGCAGTTGACTCCAGAGGAAGTGCAGGAAGCGCCCGTCGTCGAGCGCCACCAGGCACACGTCGTTGCCCATGGGCCCGCCGTCGCGCGCATACAGCACGAGGCCCTCGCCCAGTTCGCTCACGACGGGGATCGGCGGGTTCAGCTGGGTCATCATCGGGCGCTCACTCCCTGCAGCATGGTCTGCAGTGCACTGGGGTTCTCGAGCTGCGTGTCGGCCAGCGTCTTCGCGGTCTCGGCGCCCTGCTGAATTTGCGCCATCTGCTGCTGCTGCTGCAGGTGCTTGGCGCGCGCGGCCCGCATCTGCTCGACGATGTCCTCGACGCGCACCACGCTGGGCGGCACACCGAGGGCGTCGGCGTACTCCTCGACCAGCTTGTCCCAGTCCAGCTTGTCGACCGAGTCGGGGTTCACCCGCGCGAGGTTGCCCACGAAGGTGGCGACGCGCTCGAGCCCGGTGGTGGCCAGGAGCTTCTGGGCCTGCGCCATGATCGACGTGTACTCGACCTTGAGCGTGCTTCCCTGCAGGGCCTCGGGTGGCGGCGGGATGCGGCCCTTGCGCAGGAGAATCGCGTAGACGCGGTTGATGAGCGGGTCGAGCAGCTCGTCTTCGAGCGCCTCGAGCACCGTGCCCAGCTGCAGCAGCTTCTCTTGCCGGCGCTCCTGGACCTCGGTCGCAGTCATCTGCCCGTCGGACTCCGAGAGCAGCAGCCAGAGGTCGGCAAAAAAGGCCTTCCTGATGCGGTTCTCGTGACGCTGAATCTTCATCTCGAGCGTCTCGACGACGCCGTGGTTGACCTCGAGCGCGGGCCGCATGGCCTGGCCAGCCCCCAGCGCATCGACGAAGTTGAGGTCACCAGGCAGCAGCGACAGCGGCCCGTTGCGCGCCGAGGTGGGCGCCTGCATCGGCGGGTTCACGACCTTGTCGACGGCCTGTGCGCTGCGCCGCTCGTAGAGCTGCAGCGCCTTGCAGTCCCCCAGCGCCGCGAAGCCGGGGCCGTGCCCGTAGGTGTCCTCACCGGTGACTTCCCAGCGCGGCGCCTGCACCGGCCACTCCTCGTACCCCGACTCGCGCAGGAAGCCGTCGCCGCCGCTCGACTCCTCCCACCAGTACGAGAGGAACTTCTTCCCCGCGGGGCCGGCCTTGCCCTTCTTGTACTTCTCGTTAGGGAAGACGGCGTGCAGCACGTTGACGCGCGTCGTGTACTGCCGCGCCTGGAACTGCTGCTTCACCAGGTCGCTGCACTTCGCGAGGCCAAACTGCTTCACGACCTGGCTGACGGTGAGCGTCACCTGCCGGAAGAGCGTGTCGACGTCGCCGCGCGGGCTGCAGCTCAGCGCGTAGCTGCCCACGGGGAAGTGGTAGCAGCGCACGTCGTCCTCGTCGTCCTCCTCGATGAGCATGGCCGAGGTACAGAACGTGCCGATGTCCGCGTACGTGAGGTGGAGGCCCTTGTAGACGTTCGACTTCAGCATCGTGAGGCGCAGCACGTCGGCCGTCTTGCCGAGCCACTCGCGCACGTCAGGCACCTCGTTGATGTCCGCGTCGCCGCGCACGGTGAGGCGGAACCAGGGCCGCGAGCTCGAGGTGATGCCCGACATCATGCCGGCGGCCAGGGTGCGCGCGGCTTCGATGGGCGTGTTGTTGACGATGCTGCCGAACTTGTCGGTGCCCTTGTTCGTGTCCGTCGAGTAGGTGCGGTACCCCCACGGCCGAATCTGGTCGGCGATTTCCGACCACCGCGAGAGCCACGAGCTTCGGTCGGTGCGTAGAAGCTCCCACCACTGCCGCAGCTGCTGCTTCAGGCTTCCATCGGGTCCGCCGCCGCCGCCGAGACTGCCTTCCGTTTGAATCTGCTCAGGCATCAGAGGCCCCCGAGAAAGCTGTTGGTCGAGTTGAAGGCGGAGCCGAGGAAGCTGTCGCCCATGCTGTTGCCGCGGGCCTGGCGAATCTGGCCGGCCACGGCATCACGTGCCGCGATGGAGGCCGCGTCGTCTTTGAGGGGCTGGTACCCGCGGGTGCCGTCGGGGTTGTAGGCCTTGGCCACGAGCGCGCGACCTTGGGCGGCGTACCCGTTGTTGATGTCCGACGTCGTCGTCGGTGCGTGTCGGGTGTCCCCGTAGCCGTAGTTGTTGGTCGGGTTGGCCACAGCCGGCAGCGAGGCATTCGGGTCACTGCACATGGTCAGTCCTCAGCCCTGGTGAAGGGGTCGTAGTCAGTCTTCTTGCCCACGAATCGGGAGGCAGCGGCCAGGTCGCGCATCTCTCGCGGCGCCACCGGGAAGGCGAAGGTGAGCGCGATGGCGTCAGCGATGTCGGGCGAGACGCCGGTGCGCTTCTTGATTTCCTGCTTCTTCTCGAGCTGCAGCCGGTTCTCGGCGCTGAACTTGTACTGGGGCGTCGTGAGTTCGGTGACCAGCTCGGGGATGCTGGGCAGCGCCCCGCCCGCCTTCACCCACTCGGCCATGCCGAACCACATCTCAGCGCGCTTGTTGTGGTACTTCGCGCTCAACGACTTCCCGCCGAAGTCGACGCCGATGCACTCGAAGCCGAGCTGGTTGAGGCGATCGACGACGCCGGCGCCGAAGGTGGCCTGGTCGACGAAGATGGCGTCGGGCCTGTGCTTCGTGGCCAGTAGCGACACCTGCCCGGCCACGCTCATGGTGTCTTGGTTGCGGAGCACGAGGGGCTGCAGCACGCACTTCCCCTGGCGCAGCACGATGACGGTGCGATCGTCCCCGAACCGGGCCACGTCGACGCCGAGGATCTTCACTTCTTGCCGCACGGCCTGCTCGGTGACGGCGCGCGCCATCGACGCGCTGACGTCGTCGGGGCCCAGCAGCGCGGTGCTCGAGGTGGGCGGGAACTTCCCGAAGACGTTGACCAGCACGAAGGGGTTGTCGCGGCCGTACTTGGCGATCTGCGCGCGGGCCCACTCGACGCTGATGCGCGGGGCGCGCTGGGGATCGTCAGGGTCGCCGGTGATTTCCTTCACCCACCACAACGCGCGCTCGCTGGTGCACGCGCGGTACAGCGGGCCCTCAAGGTGGGTCGGGTTGCCGGCGATGATGAGCTTCGCCTCGCGCCCCTCGGCCTCGCTCGCGTTGGCCAAGCCACCTTCGGCCGCGGCCGCGACCGCATCGGGAATGCCGCCGGCCTCATCGAGCACGAAGAGCACGTTGTCGGCGTGAATGCCGGCCAGCGTGTTGGCCTGCTGCGTCGGGTCGCTGCCCTTCGACCAGCTGCGCGCGCTGGCCCACCAGGTCTCGGGGTGCTCGACGCTCTGCACGCGCGTCGCGGTCCACCGGAACATGGCCTGCAGGAAGAGGCTCTGCTGCTGCCACTTCGACAGCTCCGCCCACAGGTTGTCGCGCAGGTTGTCTTCGGTCACCGACGTCGCCACCACCTTGGGGTGCGGCCGCGTCACCAGGAACCACCACACCACCCAGGCCAGCAACGTGGTCTTGCCCGGGCCCTTGCACGCCTTGAGCGCCACGCGGGCATTCACCCGCACCGCGCGCAGCACCTCGACCTGCCAGGAGTCGGGCGTCGCGCCCAACACCTCGACGACGAAGGCCACCGGGTCATCACCCCAGCGGCGCATGGACTCGAGCGCCCCGGGCTCGATGGCGCTCACGGCTTCTTCCTCGCAGCCAGTACGAGCTGCTCGAGCGTCAGCTTGCCGGCCACCTCAACACGCTCGATGAAGTCGGCGTTCGACTTGCCGAGGAGTTCACTGGCCCGCAGGCGCTGCGCGAGCTCGAGCTTCGGGTTGCACATCGTCTCGGTCCAGAAGGCCTGGCGCTCCTCGCGCGTGGCGATGCGCTTGACCGTCATGGGCGCCTGGCGAGCGTCGATGGCGGCTCTCACCTTAGCCGTCCTAAGCAGTCGGGAGCCCGTGACCGCGAGAGCAACGTCGCTGCCGCCATACCCTGCGATGCGGGCCGCGTCGGTTGCGTTGCCCGCGAACGCCTCTACGAAGGCCTGCTGCTTGGGGGTGAGGTTGGCCACCCCATCAGAGTCGCCGTTTGCCGGGAGCAGGGGGCGTGTGGTGCCCGCAGAGACGACGCCGGGCCTTGTGCAGGGCCTTCAGCGCGCGCCGGTACTCTAGGTCGTCGATGCTCTCGCTGGACGCGTCGGCGTACCGGTGCACGGCCGCCAGAAAGAGCTGCATCTTCGACAGGCGCCCGGCCTTCGCGTCGCTGATGGGGTCCTCGAGGCGGCCCTTGTAGTGCCCCATCGCGATGGCCTTCTTGCGCCAGCGGTGCCCGGCGCACAGGCCGCCGTTGGGGCGCCCGGCCTTGGTCTCTTCCTCGCGGTCGCACCCTTCGATCAGGCACTTGCTCACCGCGGCCACCGGAAGAACCTCGAGGCCGGGTCAGCCGCGCACCTGGGCGGGGGTCGGTTCGTGCTGGCGTGCAGCACCACGGCCGTGTCGAAGGGCGCGCTCTCCCCGGCGTCGTTGGCCCCCTCGAAGTTGAGCCGCGAGTCGTGGAACTG